GACGCATACGGGTACGTTAATAAAGTTGGTTTAGACAGAGTTTACGTCTATCAGAAGAAGATCTTCTCAGAAGAAGAACGCCAAATAAGCATTTTTAGCCACAGTCAATAAGGGCTAAGAGCTTTCAAGTTGCCTTGTACTGAGTAGCTAGGGTTAGCGCCTAGTTTTGTATGTACCTCTGTTGTTTACACTGCTTTATGTGCCCTCAGTACAAGGCATTCAAGTTTATAGTAGGAATTTTTATTTGTGTTCAATAGTCTGTTCTTTGGTTACCTTAGTCGGTAATTGTCTCCCTGATCCGCTAGTCATCGCGCTAGTACCCTATTGACATTCTGATGAATTAACATCAGCTACTTTTTTATGACGCCTGAACCGTTCTTTGGTCTTTCTTTGGAAGAATTCAAATCTAAGGGAATGAAAATCTCGATAGAGCCAGGAGAAAAAGTCTTTATAAGAGTTTCATCTGTAAGTACAATTACAGGCGGTACAATTGCTTTAGCAAAGATGCTGGCAGCGCAAAGTTCTCTAAATTCCTGGACGCAAGATTCTCTTAAGCCTGCTTTAAACGAACCTAAGAATAAACCTTACTACCGTAAGTTTTCTAAGTCTAAATTTTAATTTTATTAGCATAAAATGAACCCTCTTCACCTAGCACTAATTACGGTCGGGTTGCTTGCGTTTTATCTGCTTGAGCAAAAACTCATGCAGATAAAAAGTAATCAGCCCACCTTAACCCTCGTCGTTGCAAACAACGGCAATCTCAAAGTCTCAAAAGGAAAATCTATGACCGCTACTACAAGTATTGACCACACCGTTTTGGTTTCTTTGGCTATCGCTGATGCTAAAGGTAACCCAACAGCAGCACCCGCTGTTCCCGTGTGGACATTGGACAACCCAACTGTTGCAACCGTAGTTGCTGCTGCGGACGGCATGACCGCAGTGGTAACTCCCACAACTGTGGGTGTTGTTAATCTGACCGTTACGGTCGGCTCATTGACTGCTTCTGTTGCCATTACGTTCACCGCTGGCGCACCTGCAACAATCACTATTACCACAACTATTCAGTAAACCTGAATTTTAGAGTTGATATAAAAAGGACGAAATGTTAATTCATTTCGTCCTTTTTTCGTTTTAGGTTTCTCAATTTAATGACAATTAACTGGAGTTTAATCTTGAAAACTTTGGAAACCTACACACTTACCGCATCGCAATTAGTTAACCTACTCCAGGTACTAGGGGCTTTAGTCGCAGACTACGTAGAGAACCCAACAAAGCCCATGTCTGCAGAGTTACGCCCGTTTGTTTCGGGCCCGCTGAAGTGGAAACAACTCCCTAGTCTGGATAAGACTGTTAACGTCTGTCTAAAAGGCGGCGATAAACTTAGCGCCTTGTTTGCGCTCTCAAACGAGATTAAAGACGCTTATCACGATTTCTATACGGTTAAAGAGTACGAAACACCTGAGCTGAATATGCTTCGCCAGCTTCGCTCTTATTTGGCAACCGACTCTGAGAATGCCCTGACTTATATTCGTAAAAATGCAGCTATTTTGGGTTCCCCAGAGCTTGCTCGCATTTTGGTGCCTGCCGAAGTCGCTTCAGACAAAAAGGCTTTGTCTAACACCGTCAAAAAACTTGTAGGTCGTGAAGGTACGTTCCTAACGCCGCAAGAAATTGAGATGTTGAAGTCCACCGACCCTAAGGGATTGGCGGCTTATCAAGAACATCGTCGTATGCACAATAAGGACTTTGCAGCAACCTTGTCTGCTTATGTGCGCTCACAGGGCAAAACCTTGGTGCCCTACCAAGGTGCTTACAAATACCTAGTAGGTGAGGGTTTTACTCACTCTATGGTACCTGGTTTTACTGGCTTGATTGACGACTCCAATCGCTGGTATACGTCTAAAGGTGAACTCCTTAACGGTACGCCTAACCTAACTACCTACAGCAAAGTAGTAATGAACCCTGAAAAGGGTAGTGAGGACTCAAGCTGGGTCTTTAAAGCAATCAAACATGACGACTCTGGGGTGGCCTACGGATACACCGTTGGTTACATGGGCCAACAACGCAAGCTTAAAGCCGAGCATGTTAAAGAGCTTATTGTTAACCTGGATAAGATACAGGCAAAATGGCGTCAAAAGATAACAAAATTTTCTGACACAGATCCAATGTGTGTTGCAGCTGTCGTGCTAGAGCTCCTAATAACATTTGCTGCTCGCATAGGTAGCGCACCTGGCCGTGGTTTAGGAACGCTTCTTGTTAAAAACGCGTCCATTGTTAACAATGGTATAAACCTTGCTTACTTGGGTAAGGACTCTATTCCAACCAAACACGCCCTAAAGACTTCTGATCCTTGGCAAAAGAAGTGCATTGCCGCTTTAGAAATTATGCTAAAGGATAAAGTAAAGTCTGATTTCATCTTTACCTACACGGCTGGTAACCGCCAATTGCGAGTTACACCGCAAATGATTAACAGGGCTTTTCATGCCTTCGGTGCACCACAGACAGTAACAGTTCATAAACTACGTACTTTACGTGCAACTAACCTGTTTAATGATCTCTGCAATCAAGATGAAGAGAAGCGCCGTCCACCGGCCTCAATGAAAGAGGCTCTGGCTCGTTATAAAGAAATGACTGAAAAAGTTGGTAAGCTTCTCAATCATAAACGCAACGTCGGCGGAGAAACTGAAAAAGTTACTGGTACAACAGCCGCCGTAAGCTACATTGACCTATCTGCCCAATTGGATCTCTGGGCACGTTGGGGCTTACGTCCTCCTATTGCTCTGGAGAAAGCTGCTAAGGCCGACAAAGGAGACTAAAATGCCTATCATTGACCGCCGAGCAAATCTAACTGCCAATAACGCCAGAGCCGCTGACGTTGCTGCAAAAATGGTAGAGCACATTGTGCCTATCCAACAGCAAAAAACAATGGCAGCTTTTAGAGTACAAGGCGTTCCTGGCATTTTGTACTCCAGGCTGTCCTCAGGCATGAAGTGTACGTGCAAGTCTAAAAACAATGAGGTTATTGCTCTGTCACCAGACGGTAAAGCCTCTAGTGGCGCTATTAACCGCGCACTGACAGGCGAGAATAATTTTGGCATTTCGGACTACAATCCTGAAATGTCGGATGATGAGTTTGCAGGTATTTTGGATACGCCCACTACGCCGAATGCTAGTGGCTTTACCTGGTTAGATAATAACACCAACAAAGTAGGTAAAAACCAATTCGATATTGGACCTACTGTTGGAGATAACGGTCAAGATTCTCCAGATTTAGAAGATATGTTTAAGGGTTTTGACTTGTCAGAGTTAGGTCTCACTGACATATCTTGCCCGATTTGTTTTGGCACTAACTACGTTGGTGGCTATCAGTCTTTCAGAAACTTTCGCTTTGTCGCTGTACCTTCGATGATGGTAACCAGCAGCTACTTAGAGCTGCCTAGCATGGCTTTATCCCCGGGTGTACACAGCGTGTCTGTTGTATTGCCTCAAGGTGCAACCATTCTTGACGTCTTTAGGACAATGAATGGCAATCAAGCAACGGTGTCTAGTTTTACAATAGACAACCAAAGCATAAGTAGCGTAAGTCCTTTAAAGTTTTTTGATGGTAAGATGCACGTTATAACTATAACGACACAGTCGGCTATGACCCATCTAGAAATTCAAGCAGGTATGTCCACTCAGCCTGTCTACTTTGAGTTTCCTAAGAGGACTAAAAGTCAAGACATTAGTTTACTAGACCAATCTGACCCATTTCAAATAATTTTAAGTCCGGACGTTCCTAATTTACAAACGTTGGACGTAATAGCTGAATCTCAGTTAGGCAAACTTCTTATTGTGCAAAGTGTCAGTCCTTGGAATACACGCAATAGGCAAATGCTTGGGTGGGAGTGTCAGGTACGTGTGGCCCAACCGCAAGAGCTTTTTCAGATACTGCCAGTGCGCAGACATATAACCGGGCAAAAGGCAACTAATCCTGCGGCACCTAGCATATCACAACCCTTATCAGGTTTTCAGTTTTAACTTTTCATTTACCCGATTACATCAACTAATGAATGAGATAAATTATGTTAGAAAAAGTCAAACAACCTATTGTGCAGTTTTCTAAAGTGCCTAGCGTAGTTGCTTCTTTTGTTGCGGCGATTATATCCTTAGGCAGCCTAGTTGGCGGTTTTCTTTTTATAGACGACCGATATGCCCATGCAGATGAAGTTAACAAACTCTTTAAACGCACAGAGACTCAGCAGATTGAGATTACGCAACAACTTCAATCTCAGCTAACTCAATACAAAAAGAATCAGTTAGAAGATGCCCTGTTTGCTTTGCAACTTAAAAAACAATTCAACAAGGCTGATAAAGTAGATGACGCAATGATGTTGCGGTATTCTCAGCAGCTAAAAGACCTGCAAACTAACGGCAAATGAAAATTAGACAATCAAAGAATCAAAGAATCAAAGAATCAAAGAATCAAAGAATCAAAGAATTAAGGAAATAAACTATGAAACCGTTTCGCACAATTGACGAGATTAAAACATTCCTTAAGGCAACAAGGGAAAGCTTCCTTCAGGAGCAGGTGCTGTTTAATATTTCAGTAGCACGCCTGTCTAAGTCTGTCTTGACCGCTGCTGACCCCAAAATTATGGATATCTCTGGCGATAAGGACTTGAAGATTAAACGAACCAAGACCTTGAATGTAGACTTCCCTGTGGTTACTGTTCCCAACATGAACGAACTACAGAAGAATTACTCGCGCGTCTCAAAATATTCAGAGCAATACAAAAGTTTGATTGCCACAGAGAACGAAATTAAGATGAATTTTAAGAATGCAAGTAACAAGAATCTTGTTGCTTTGCTAGGTTCTTTTACAAAGCTTAAAGAGGACATGGAAGCCGCAATGCGCGAGCTATTTGCCTTCCTGCATAAGGTAGCACAAAAACATGCTCCTAAAGAATATTTGGATTTTGTTACCAGTGTGGCTAAGAATCTAGAAGAAAACAAACACATTGAGTGCGATTCTATTGATACGTTTACCTACGTTGCGTTGTCTAAGGAAGGTGAGCTCGTATTTGCAGGCTACGTAATTCTTAAAAACGCCGTGTCTGACGACGGTAAGATTGCTCCTCATATCTACGTGACCATTAAGTGGACTGTTAAGGGTAACGTTGAGATTTTTGTAGAGCACGAGTTTGTTGCGCCCTCTCTCCTGGAGCACGGCAAAGTAGTTGAGGACACCAAACAGGCTGTTAAATCTATTGCTAATCAACTAGCCTTGGAGGGCTTCTCTGCGGAGATTGGGAATCTTCCAGTATCAATGCAGATTAAAGAACCTGCTGGCGGCTTGCGTCGCGAAGCTTTCTCGGCAAGTAAGAACATTGTAGACGTCCATGCCAAGCATGAAGAGCTTATTTTTGAATTGAAGCCCGGCCTAAAACCAAATGAGATTGAGGAAATCAAGGCTCAACTCTTTATGGAAGTTAAAGGTATGCGTAAGTCACGTAATGTGAAAATTCGTATGTCTCAAAAGGGTAACGATTTGACATTCACGTTTTCTAACCTGGACCAGTCTAACGGTATTCTTTTGCAGGATATTGAATTCCTCCAAGACCGCTATCATCTAGACTCTACTCAGTTGCGTAAAATCGTTAATACCATTAACGGTTAAAAGGAAATTAAAATGAAACTCTTTTGCAATGCTTGCGGTAAACCCAATAGCAGCCTCTTAAAAGGCTACATGGGAATGGTATGCGCTAATTGCCATCAGACAAACATGGAGCCTGCAATGCTAACCTCAGGCGCTCAGACTATGGGCGGACATGGCGCTGGTGTAATGTTCTATTGTGAGCCTAAACAGTCTGTCCTTCTCCTGAAACGTTCAAACTTAGGTGACGGTGAAGGTACGTGGTGTCCCCCAGGTGGTGGTGTTGAGAATGATGAGACTATTCAAGAAGCCGCGCAAAGAGAATGCCGAGAAGAAATTGGGTTTGACCCTCGCGAGTTTACTTCGGTTTTGCATCATATGCATCGGGTTTACAATCCTGAAACTCACTATACTTTTCATAATCATTACGCTATAGTGCCTTATGAGTTTGAACCTAAGCTAAATGAAGAGCATACAGACGCTAAATGGTTTACTACATTTCCTGAAAATTTACATCCTGGTTTTAAAAAGGCAGTAACTTCTTTTTACGGAGCCTAATATGGATCAACCGGATATTGTAAAATTTCTAGCAACGTTTGGTTTTGAGGGTTTGTCTTTGATTGACAACAAAGATCATATCACAACCTACAAGTACACTTCTCTTAATCCTAAACTTCTAAAAAAATTAGGAGAAAGCACTGTAACGTCCAACGGCAAAACCGCAGTCTACAATTTACCTGGCGTAGCAAGCATTGGCTATTTGCCTTCTAAGAATCTGGTGCGTTTTGTTTACAAAGGCAAAGCGCGGGCGGCTGTTAAAAATCAAACAGTGGACCACGAAGTTATCGTAACTCCTGAGCTGCATAAGATGTTTATGCAGGTTCAGGTTAACCCGGGAAAAGCTGTAGCATTCTGCAAAAAGCTTTGGCACTATTTTAACGAACACAAATTCAATTCGGTTATGCAGGAGCCTACCCTGCTTGTCTCGCCTACGCCACCGCATAAGACTAATCTAAAGAACGCTCGTGGTATCTACTTCTCTAGGTGTGAAGGGGAACCTGGTACTTTGTGGATGAACACCAAGGTGTTTAATGCTACTGAGCAAGTTTTCTTGACTATCTTTTTGCATGAAATGTGCCACCAGGCCTGCAATCAGATTTCTCGTCTCTCGAGGGCTGAAAACTCGATTGAAAAGGGTCATGGCCCTGTCTGGAAACAATGGATGGTTAAAGTAGGACTGAACCCCAGCCGTTACGACCATACAGATGAGATAGAATACGGAACGGCAATGGACCGCGCAAAGCGTGAGGCTTCTGAGGCAGCCAGAATTGGGCCGCGCATTACACCTGAGTCTTTTAAAGGTAAACGTAAAGTAACTGAACCTGAAGATAGGGACCGTGTTATTTTTGAACACGAGGGGCGTGTAGCCTCCGGCGTTATTGAAAAATTAGGTAAGGCTATAAAGATGATGGACCCTACTTTTAGGCATCCCTTATTTAAGACAGTCTACCTTGAAAATGCAGGTCCTGTCTACTACGCAGACGACTACGTTATGCCTACATGGAAGGATAAATAATGAACACTTCAGTCTTTACTAAAGGCGCAGCAGACCTAAATAATCAGATTAGTCTGCTCTTGGGCGTTGGTGAGACAATAACCAATGTTCAAATATCTACAGCTACTCCTGTAGACGCAAACACGCCCATAATATCTCTGTTGTCGATCGTAGCCAACGTAATATCTTTTCAGGTAACTGGCGGTACTGCCGGCGTTACTTACGGATTCGTTGCTACAGTAAAAACTACGCAGCAGACTCTAACATGGACTATTGCAGTTCAAGTTACTAGCGATAGTTTTGCGCCCGTAAACAACGAAGATCCAGATTCATATCAAAATTTAGTGGGTCAATTGCAGGCTGGTGACTCTGCCTTGGCAACAACGCAGTTTCAGTTTGCGGCATCTTTTGATCCTACTGGCGGCTACGTTAATTGGGATGTGTTGGACTCCCAAGGTATTGTCTGGGCTTCAGGTAACGCCTACGACTATAAAGTTTTAATGACTGGTACAGTAAATATTGTTATTGCTAAATCAGTTGTAAGTGTACCTAGCTCAATTCCACCTAGCCTAGACAATCCCTATCAGTTGCGATATACTCTTAGGCAAGGCAACAATGTCTGTTATTCCTACGAAAATATAAGGGTACTTGGTTACCCTAATATGCCTTTGGGCGCACAAGATGCGATGGAATACGCCGGAGACATGGCTGCAATTAGCTGTGTGACTGAAACTGCCTTTGCTAACTGTGCCGTGTCTGTTTTACAAAACGGCACTCTTTTAAGTTATCAACCTTTAGGTAGTCCTAAGCGCGTTGCTAACGGGTATTTTATAGGCGCGGCTATTGACACGACAAACTTGCCAGTGTCTTTAACGCCTTATCAGGTACTCTGGAGTTTTTCTAACAACACAGTGCAAACCTATCGTGAATCTTCCTCTTTGTGGGTCGTAAACGATTCGATAATTTCGGCTGCGGAAGACGTAAAGAGTAAGATTAACAAGGCACGCACAACTTTGTTCGGCACGCCAGACTCTCAGTATTCCAGTATTGAGGTAATGAAATGGCTACGTCGAGGCGCAGATGCTTTCAACGGAGCTTATGGTCAGTTTACTTCTTTGACAATGACTAACGCTCAGGGACCTGTTCGTGAGTTTTGGCTCTTGTACGCAGAAAAGTATGCACTTGAGGCACAATACCTCCTTGAAGGTGAAAAGGCCTTTAATTTCTCGGGCGCAGCGATAACCCTGGATGTAGACAAGACGCAATACCTAGATAACATGATTGGCAAAATTCAGTCTACGCTAGACGCCGAAGTTAAAGCTTTGAAGGTTAACTTGATTATTCGTGGCAACGGCAGCGGAGACGGTTCTCTAGATATAACAAACACAACGGGTAATAACGTTGGTGGTGTAGCTATTGCAATAACGCCTGCTTCCATCTACAACAGTGGCGTTATCTTTACTGGTCTCTTGTAAAGCCGCAATTTTATGTGAAGGACTTAAAATGGAAAATACAACCGCACAACCTGCAGCAGTAAAAACCTCATTGGGTAAAAACCTCATGGGGTTTTTCTCGTCATTTTTTAATACTCTGTTTAATCAACTAGAAGTTTTTTGGACCTGGGTAGACAAACACAATATCGAGCAACATGCAGTGTCTACTGCAACCTTGGTTGGTTTAGTCTACGTAATGAAGTGGGCTTTTGCCTATGCTGATACTCATAACGATGGTAACACGGCCTTGATTATTGCGGCGGTTACCGCACCTTACTCGGTTCTGCAAGGTGCGGTCTTGAAATTCTACTTCCATGACCGGTCTGCTATGGGTACTACGCCGTGATATTTACTCGACCTTTTGTTCGTAAGTCTGCTACAGGTTCAGCGAAAATTGTACGAGACTCATATTCAAACGGTAAAACGTCTTGGTGGGACTTGCGTAAAAAAGTCTTTGACCGCGATGGTGGCAAATGTCAGGGAATGAAAGGTTGGAACAAATGCGGTGCTAAGGCTGTAGACGTACATCATATTGTACCGCTAAGCCGAGGTGGTACCTCAACAATGAGTAACTTAATGTCGGTGTGCAAAGAGTGTCATGACGCTAGGCACAATCATATGAAAAGGAAATAGCATGAAACTAGCAGCTAAGATTCGCCTTCAGGCTTCTGAAGGCGACTATGATTATGTGTTTAATAATAAGCCTCTTTGGTGGGTATTCTTTCCTGGTCAAAATCATGACCAGCACGTTGACCGTAAGTCAGCAGAGAAGGATGCTAGCCGTGTAAAAGGTGCAAAAGTTAAATACGGTTACTTTGATAAGCTAAACAAGTTTGTTAGCGTTGAAATGCCTCCTGAGGCTACATACGTTAACTCTGAAACACGTGAGCTGCCTAAAACAGGCGTAGTGTTTGACTTAAAAAATGATGGTGTGCCTGAAAACGGCGAAAAACCAGAATTGCAAGTTCTAACCCACGATGACGGTGGTGTTGAAACTCCGCCAGAGCAATCTCTTTTGATGGACGACCTTCAGCCTTAAAAATGAACAACTACCCAAACCCTTTAGACTTTCCTAAGAGCTTAAACCCTTTTGCTGCGGACGCTTGGTTTCAAGCCTGCCTTAGTACAGGCGCGGCTAAATTGACGTCTAAAGAAGCTTGGGTAATTGTCTTAGAAAAGTTTATAAATCTTTGTCAGGCTCAAGGCTTAGACCCGTTTTTTAAAGGTGACGCTAACAGTGCTATTAGGCAGTACCTTTTTAAACGACGTTCTCAGTTTGTTCTCTTTTTAGACAGAACTAAGTTTCTTCGAGGTTTGAAGCCGATATTAAATGTCAAACATGAGGTAACCATTACCGACTACGGATTTGAGATACGCGTCTCAGGTCAATACAGAGTACAGGATGCTTCTTGGTTCAAGCAGGTGTTTAGGTTTCCTATACCTTATAGGTTTAGTCGTCTCCGTAAAAATGATAAGACATTCTACAGCGTTTCCTGGGAGCCTGGACTTGAAGTGTTTATTGCCAACGACCAAATAAACTCTCTCAATCAGTGGCACATAGGTTACATTCTACGTTGCCCAATTCATCCGGACGCTGAAGGTCAAAATTTAAAGGATTTTATCTTTAACAGTCTTTGGAAACCTATAGCCAGCTCTAAAAGGCCTTATAAGGTTCCAGTAATAAGGTCAATATAGAATGACAAAAGTTGCCGCTAGAATACCTGAGGTTACGCCTAAATATTATCTGTTTAACTTTGAATTTGAGAGTACGCCTAGATACTCAGGAACAATTCTGGGAGTATCGGTTGCGCAGGCTGTTGCAAGAGCCCGAGGAGCCTATAGTAAAAACGTTCTTAAAAACCAGCCAGGGACACCTAAATTTAGCTTAGGCGTAAACCAGGCTAAGGAATTAAGGTTAACTCTGAGCCTATCAATTTTAACCATACAGAAGTACAAAGAGCTATATAGAGTAGCCTACCAAAGCAAGTACCAGCTAGAGCCTCAAGATTTAAAAGAATTTTCCCAACTTACCAAAATAACCGAGGATATTAAAAAATGGAATTAAAAGCTTTTCAGATAGCTCGACCTAAGACGAACCTCGTCCAAGATCAGGCTTACTCTGTTTCCGACGCAACTCTAAAAACAGGTTTTCTTGGAGTATTTCGTAAGGTCTATACCGGCGATGCCCGAAAGGTTCTTTTGAAACTTGCATTGGGTGCCTTTATGGACACTCGCGTTATTAGCCTTGCTAAACCTCCTCGCGCAGTGTCTCAAGAAGAGCGCAAGGCAAAGAAGGCAATGTCTAAGGCACTCAGTGACTGGGAAAATAATCGCCAAGAAATGGCTTTGGCTCAGTACACTACTCTGGTAAAATTCAATACCGAAGCTCCGTATTTTAAGCTTGAGCTTCCTATCCTTGCCATGAATAGTGTTGACAACCTGTTTAACACTCTCCAGTTGTTTACGGACGTGCCTCCGGCAGAAGAGACTCTTGAAGAGATTCGCGTAGCTTTGGCTTCTGGTGGTAAGCGTTATCCGGTTACAAAATTGTTCTTAAACTCCGGCCTCGATAACGGTACCAAGTCCATATTTTCGACTACTCTAGAAGCCGCAGTAATCAAGGCAGGTACGCCTTCTGTTCTTTATTTGGAGTTTAAGATTCCAAAAGAAGTTGTAGAGTTTTTGACCTCTACAGACTGGCTGCAGGTACGTGCTGTTGATTTGTACCCTTTGGTTAGTGCCTGGGTGGAAGCAGAATACGTCTCTAAATACTACGGCAAGTCTGCCATTTCGATGTCTCGCATTTCTGAGACGCTCCCCAAACACGATCCCTTGGATGAGCGAGTTGACCAGTACTCTATTGCCATTAACATGGACGGAGACCCACTCTACATTCCTAGCGTTTGCGATAACACGACTATCTATGAGTCTACTTACGCAAGTGCAAGCGTGGGAGAAAACGGTGAATTTGCTTTGCGCACTCCTAAGTCTAACATGCGCCCTCGGTTACCGTCTAATCTGCCCATCTTGGTAGACTGGATTAACAACAAATTTTCTTATTCGGATACAAGCGGTAAGATTCAGATTATGCCCATGGAGCATTTCCGCAAATGCACTCCTACCATGGCAATGAATCTGCTTAATCGTAATGTTAATCCCGCTTTCCTCAAAGGTCTTGTTAACTTTGCGGCGCAATGCAGCGTACCTACAAACGTATCGCGCTATCTGGGTGCCCTTACAGCAGAAGAAACCGCTGAGGCTAACGCCAAAGGTTACCTAAGCAACGTAACTATTGATCAGTATTTTGAGAAGGTATGGGAAGCTACTGTTAAAGAACAGCCCAACTTTGTCTTGCGCTATGCAGACTTTACTGCCGAGACAGATCAGCCTGGCTTTTTGCCAGTGGTAGAATTTATCTATGCCTTGCATGAGGGCATGACTAAAAACTTGGAAGCACTTTACGCCAAGTATGCGGTTGTTACTATAACCAGCCAGCTGGGTATCATTTCCCTCCTTGCTTGCTACGGTAGCAAGATTAGCCAAGTACGTGCTGAGGCAAATGAGGCAAACAAAGGCGCACTTAATCAGGGTGTAATTCCTGATTGGACTCCTCCGGACGCTCCGCTGCTTACAGATAAATTCAGCAAACCTGACGCAGGGCTACAACCGCATCAAGTTAAAATCCGTTGTCTGCTGCGCGAGTCTCCTGACCTAGCCGTTTTGGATGTTGCTGCTGGCGGTGGTAAGAGCTTGCTTGCTATTACAGACGTTTTGTACGAGATTAAGGCTAACCGTTCGGCTCCTTATCTGATTATGTGCCCTGGTCACCTAGTGGCTAACTACGTTTCAGAACTGGTAGAGTTTACTGACGGTCAAGTTAACGTGATTCCAATTACGTCCTATAACTTTAGGACTTCTGGTATTGCTCGTTATGAGCAGATTCTAAAGGCTGCTCCCATCAATACTGTTATGATTGTTGATTACGACGCGTTGAAATTCCGCGCTCGTTCGGCTGGCTATGGAACGTCTTCTATCCTAGTATTCCCTGTAACTGAGTTGATTCGTCAGTTCCGTCCTGGGTATGTGTTCTTGGATGAGTCGCACTTTCTCAAGAACGCTAAGTCTGCTCGTGCTAAGGCAGTAATGAGCCTTATCGCCGACATTCCTAAAAAGCGTATTGCTTCAGGTACTCTTAATCCGGATTCGCCTTCTGACCTCCCTGGTCAAATGGCTATTCTTGACCCAACAATCTTTGGTACACGTAACGACTTCAATCAGACCTACGGTGAGAACGTCAGCGGTGATCGTGTTATGCAGTGGCGCACTAGTGGTGAGAACTCGATTGCTCACATTCTGCCTAAGTTAAAGGGTTCTGTTGTATGGGCTTCTGCTAAACGTCGTGAGTGGGCTTACGCTCTCCCTAAACGTGAAGACCGATTTATTTCGGTTGAGTTGACTGCAAATCAAAAGGTAATGTACGACGCTATCTTTGATGACATGATTCAGCAGATTAAGAAGTTAGCTGAAACAGACAAAGGTGCGCGTAAACTTCTGGAAAAACTTAACGGCAAGAAAGCTTCCGCTGAAGATGAGGAAAACTTTGGCGATATGGACGAAGCTGACGAAGATGCAAATACTGAAGACATTCTTGACGATAACGGCGACGTAGGCCCTGCTTTGCAACCCTACCTTGCAGACATTGAGCGCTTTGTTACTGATCCAGCATCGCATCCTTACTCTGTTAACGGTTTTAAAACAGAAGAAGGTAAGTTTATTCCACCTTTGTCTGGTGACGACCTGAAATCTCCTAAAGCTATGCAGTTGGCCCGCTTGCTGACTGACTGGTTTGAAAACAATACTTCTAAGGCAATTGTTTTCGTTAACTACAATGCATCTGCTGCGTCTCTGTTCGCTTCAATGCCTCCTGAGTTGCAAAAATGCGGTTTGCTCTATTCTGCCTCACAAAAGACAGAACACGTTAATCGTTTCAAGAAAGATCCAAACATCAAATGGATGATTGGTATTCGTAAGTCGCTTGAAGTTGGCTTAAACTTGCAGATTGCTGGTTACTTGGCTCGTGTTGAAGGTGTGTGGACCCCTGGTGAACAAGAGCAAGGTGATTGCCGTATTGCACGTCCTTACTTTGGTAAGGGTGGTGACCAACGTCAACGTCTGCGATTCGACACATTGGTTGCTAACCGCACTATTGACGTTACTAAAGCAGCACGTTTGCGGGCAAAGATTGTTGCTTTGGCTAAGTTTGATAACTCTACAGACCCAGCCTATCAGTCAATTGAAGATATCCCAATCATTCCAATGAACCTGGAAGCTATTCAGACTAAGAATGACTTTGATACCAACCTGGCTCAGTACCAGCGTTCGATGCAACAACTGAATTCTGTTGTTACTTCTGACTACGAAGAATACAAGGCCAAACAGCAGGCTGAGGGTGGGGTGAAATTTACGCCTATTAAGGTGGCCCCTGTCCCAACTGGTGCAGCTATTTTGTCTGCGGTACCTTACGCACAAGGTACAGAGCTTTACGCAGCTTCTGAACTAGGTTTAGTCCGTGTTGACAACTACCTTGGCCTTGAGTTGTCTACTGATGACGAAGATGATGATTCTGGTCCAGGTGGAGATGACGAAGACGAAACCGGTGCAAAGAATCCTGAGATTCGCCGTCAAAAAGAACTGTTGGCTGGTAAACGTGTTCATACAGAATACGGTGATGGATTTATCCTGTCGGCTGGTCGTGTTAAAGGCGAATCTGTTACTGCTTTGCGTGTATCCTTAGACGACGGCACTGTGGTTTCTCGTTTGCGTGTTACTAATGCTTTTATTATTACGCGCACTGAGACTAACTCCAACGACATGAAGATTAAACTCGCAGAGGCCGCTGGCTTGCCTGTTACCGGCGAAATTACAGCGCCTGCAGTTTACTCTAAGCCTGCTAAGTTGACACTAAAACAGCAACGCGAAATTGCCAAAGAACAGGAACGTCAACGTCTGTTAGAAAAACAGAAGGCTCGTAAGAAGGAAGGCAAGCTTTCTATTGGTCTGGACTTGACTATCGTTAACGGCTACGTTCGTCTTGGATACATTGAAAGTTCTGACAAACGCGCGGTTAAGGCTTTGGAGGCTTTGGGCTTTAAGTTAGAACCTAAGATGGTTCACACTCGTATTCGTAATCATAAGCAACTGATTACTCAATTCCGTCTGTGGGCTGACGCAGGCTTTAACGTTTCTACCGAAGTTGATTCGGATGCGTTCATTACGTTGGCTCAAGAGTTGGATAGCAATGCTTTGCAAACACACAAACACTATGCAAAACTTATGGGCAAGGCTGCCTATATGAATTACATGCGTTTGGGTTGGAAGCCAACGTCGAATCCTAAGTTGCTGCAAATGTTTGCGTTGGTTACGGACGGTGGTGATCGCGATGCTGCGGCTCTGAGGGAAGCAGCTAAGGCTGGTGTTGCACCGCGTTATGGTGTAGCTTATTTGGCAATGCCGTACGGTGCAGGTCATCCTGCAACAGCAAAGGCTATGAGCTCTCGTTATAAGGCTCCGTCCACTAACTGGGTAATTAGCAATCCTTCACTTAGTATCTATGCAGCCAACATTGGGGGCATTCATAAGATTCTGGGACAATTGAAGGACGCTGGAATTAGCGTTAACAACATTGACCAACTTAATGTTCAAGCTAAGTCCATTCGTAAGTTGTCTAACATCATGGAACTTAAAAACGATGCAACCGTAGATATTGGACCTGCGCAAGATCCTAAAGCGGTGGCAGAGGAAAAGGTTACCAAGAAGACACGCTAAAAACTCGTGGGTTAATTTGATAGGGAGAATAAACTCCCTATCAATCTTTTAGGCAAATAAACAATCGAAGGAAATGAAATGACTGACTACACTAAAATCAAACAAGCAATGAACTCCGCCGGAATTAAAACATCTCCGGATAACGAGTGGACCCCTGAGGACGACGTTAATGCTCGCAGTTTTTGTTTCTTTCGTGGTATCGACATTCGTGGCGAATTTCATCGCTTTGAGGAATTTGTAAAAGATCTTATCGTAGCTCCTGCAGATAAAACCCCTGTTGCCCCTCAAGTGCCAGCCACACCACCGCAAGCTCCGGCTGCACCGGCAGCCCCTTTAGCTCCGGTAGCAGGCGTTCAAGTTGACGACACACCTGTATTACCAACCGCTGACACCATTAAGACCGTTGTTATCTCTGCACCAGACTCTACGACTCCTGCTACTCCCGCTACCGGAGCATAATAAATGGCTGCCATAATTAGAAACAATGCCATTTCGGGCATTAACGGAAATAACCGAAGTGGTGGGTACGTAACTCGAAAAGTCCCCTTTGGTTACGTTACCGTACAAGGAGGCGCTGGCGATGTTGCTCGCATACCTATTGACGCTTTGGTAACCGGTAAGGTAAGAGTTAACACTATCTCGGTACAAAAATTGGGCACTGGTCCTGTAAACGTACAAACGACGCTAGTGCCTATTGAGTTCGCCCTAGATCCAAACAATGACTCAACTAGTCATTGGCAAACCGCAGTTACTGTTTCTACCGGTGTACTAACAAACATCTCATATCCAACGACTGCTCTGCTAATAACGTTTACAGGAGCAGCTACTTTATTTATTGGAGCGGCATAATGCAAAAGTTTCCAAAAGCTTACTATGAAAACAAAAAACCAATTGTTGCAGACATAAGCTACCCGGAAATGCCTATTAAAAAGGAAGAAGCTATGAACGCAGCCGATCCTATTGCCGCGGTAGATTTCTCATGGCTTCCTTTTGCAGCAAAAACTTACCACATTAGTCCGCGCATTGAAGACTATATTCTAAAGATTTTGCCTATCTGTCCTTCGGATATGCCCAACCGAAACGGCATTGCCTTTCCTTTGCAAGAGCTTATTAAGTTCCAGCCACCACCGGTAAATCGTCAGGTGTACAAAGCCTGGGCGGGCTGTCCGGTGCATTTGGAACACGATAACCGAGATTGTACAAAAGCTCTGGGCGTAGTATTTGATACAATGCTTACTCCTATTAAAGGTTTTGGCGAAGATCGACACTGGAAGGTAATGGGTCTTGTTGGTATCGACAAGACCAAAAATCCTGAAGTAGCCAATAGAGTTCTTACTGGCGAACTTAACACCGGCTCTATGGGAACAGAAGCAGACTACTTTACATGCTCTGTGTGCGGTAAAGAGGCTACAGATAATCAGTTTAAAAACTGCGGCCACATTACGACAATTAAGGATGTAAATTGGCGGCTAATTAACGAAGGCGGAGAAGAAAAGCTTGCGTATCTAAACGCACACGGCTTGTCTCCAATTGAAATGAGCCTTGTTGCTGATCCTGCCTGGGTAGTCTGTTTGTCCGACACACACTTTAACTGGTAGGCAAATATAGGTCAAAACTATGACTCCTCAAAATCAAGAATTTGAGCACGGTTTAGGAAGGCAAAAAGGCGATTGTCAACGAGCAGTCATAGCATCTCTTTTAGATTTACCTATTAGTCAAGTACCGCATTTTGCCGCGATAGCTTCCGATGCTATAAACTTCTGGGAGTTAGTTTATGATTTTGTTGCCTACCATGGCTATGATTTTCTACCGGGTGTAAAGATAGAAGAATACATTATTCCGGGCGAAGACTTGTACCATCAGATAAGCGGTGAGTCTCCAAGAAACAAAAGAGTAAAACACGCGGTGGTAGGATTAAACGGTAACGTCTTTTTTGATCCGCATCCTAGTAGGGCTGGGCTTGCCGGTAAACCGGAACATTGGTCGCACTCTGTTATTAGAAAAATTATTTAATGGAAACAAACATGAAACATGCGTCTGTTGTTGGTAAAAAGTACACTTGGCAAAAGCAGAAACCAGATGCACGAGATCATCTGGTGCACGAGTCAAAAGCCTTTAAACTTGTAGAGCCTTCTGAAATTCCTAATATCGTAGACCTCCGCAGTCATTGCTCTCCTGTGTTTGACCAAGGTGAACTTGGAAGCTGCACTGCCAATGCTCTTTGCGGTGCTTTAGAATATCTAGAAAACAAAGACCGTGACTTGGAGATTAACGGCTTTGCTTCACTTAGCCGCCTATTTCTTTATTTTAACGAACGGGCTATTGAGGGAACGGTTACCGAAGATGGCGGTGCGGCACTTCGCGATGGTATTAAAGTACTAGCCAATGTCGGTGTTTGCGACGAGGCAACATGGCCTTACGTAATTCAGGCTTTTGCGGTCCGTCCACCGCAACCAGCCTACGATCAGAGCGCTAACCGAAAAATCTCTGCTTACGCTGCGGTTCCACAGGATATTCAAAGCATTAAACACACTTTGGCTTCTGGGTATCCCATTGTTTTTGGTTTCCAAGTCTTTGAGAATTTTGAAAGCCCTCAAGTTGCAATGTCAGGTGTTGCTTCTATGCCTCAGCTAGGTGAGCCGTGTCACGGTGGTCATGCTGTGTTAATGGTAGGCTACAACAATACAAGTCAGTACGTTTTAGTTCGTAACTCCTGGGGACCTAATTGGGCACAGCAAGGCTACTTCTGGTTACCCTATGCTTACGTCACCAATCCAAGTTTAGCGTGTGACTTTTGGGTGGTTACCAAGTAAAGGAAACATGATGATTCTAAATGCAGCCTATAGACTTAGAGCAACTCATGAAGACAATGCTACTCCTGAAAATGTAGATGACGCTTTTAACTTCTCAGGGATTGCCTACGACAACCGCAAGGGCGCAGGTAACACTCCACTGGGAGCTAACGTAGCCTACCTTGGATGCACTACTTTTATTAAACCTTCTGTTTTTAGAAAATTAGCGGCGCCGGCGGACAGAACTGAAGACACGGCAAAGCTAAAAAAGCTAATGGAAGATGGCCGTCCTATTGCCGTACCATTCTTGGAAATTGCAGTAGACGAAAAGGGCATGGCAAAGATTAAGACACACGAAGGCCGTGCTCGCGCAGACGCAATCAGGGAACTAACAAATGATGCCTACATGCCTGTTCAAATGTTCTTTAGAGGCGAGTTTGACCGGGCACGATACATAACAGACGATCTGCTCAAGAGCATTGCCGAAAAGGGTATTGTTCCTGAAAAGTCTACAACGCCCATAAACTGCGGCATTAAGCAGTTCTTCCTTATGGGTAGAGTAGTTACATTCAAATAAGAAGAGTTGAGTGGGTAGTTGCCTTTGGGACGTGATTGTAAAAAATCACGTCCCTTTTTTACGACTGTACGTTTTAGGTTTCTGCACTATGCAATTTAATTACAAGCTTTTCACAAAGCTTAAGTTAGAAAGAGTTAGGCTAAGATTGATCGGTGATCTTTCTCTAACTCATTTCATGTTTTTAAACACAAAGGAGTTTCCATGACTGAAAAAGTACGAGTCAAGGCTGCCCCGACTCATTTCCCTAATACGGAAAAGATGAAGGCGACTGATTCGGGATTTGGTACTACGAATCACCAAGAAGATCTAATGCTGATTGACCCCGATGAACACAAAGGCGGCTCAACTCATACTCGTGAAGATCATAAAGGTATTCCTAAAGCACCTATTCGTGCATCTGCAAAGGCTGCCCTTCTGACAGACAAGCAGTTGCCACGCGGTGGTAGTGTTAATTCCGATACCCCAGATCCATCTATTGGCTATCTGGAAAAACAAGTTAAGATGCCAGTTATCAACACCAACGTTTCTGCGGATGTTGAAGACGAGGCTGATGAAGATAATATGGAAGACGAATTCAATATTCACTCCATTGAATCTGATTTTGAAGACTTGGGCGAAGAGAGCGAAGAAGAAAACGACGAATTCCTTGAAGACCACCAAAAAGAAATCAAGGGTGAGTTGGAGGATGACGAAGAACTGGAAGACGGCGAAGAACTGGGCATTCCGGAAGACCACGCTGCTGAAGAAATGCTTGAAACCGAAGAGCCAGAAGAAGTTGAGTCTGCTGCTGAAGAGAAATTTGAAGCTGAAGGCGAAGACGACACAATGGCTGTGGTTGATGCTGACGAAGTTAAAGAGCACGACGAACACGATTTGCAGTTTGCAACCATTGCTTCTGCCGTTCACGTTATTCGTTCCAATCGTATCATTGCTTCTATTGGCCGTTCTTCTGCTAACAAAGCAGGCATCGGCGACATCTATCTGACACCTCAGTATCAAGATGTTGTGGCCGCTAACGTGGACGCAAAAGGTCTGCGTAAGGGTCTTATCCAATCCGGTTTCATCCTGTCTAAGGTTAAGTTGACAGCTTCTAAAGCTGCTTCTAAGATCGTTGCTTCCAAAGTAGAAAAGCAACTTGCTTCTACTCTTGCTTCTATCGACCGTAAGTCTAAGGCTTTGGAACAAAGCTTGGCTATTGCCGCAGTTGGTATTAACCGCAAGTTTTTCAAGGGCGCAGAGAACACTCTGAAGGCTGGCTTGGAAAACGAACTTGTTAAGGCGGGCGTTCGTGGTGGTGCTAATCTGGTTCGTGCTATGTTTGCCGAACACGGTGTTAGCTACGCTAAAGCTATTTTGACATTGGCTAACAAGATTTCTGAAATGCCAGAAGAAGTTCGTAACCAGTACGCGTCTGCATTGGACCTTACTAGCGACGAAGACTATGAAGGCGAAGACGACTTGGAAGCTAACGTAGATGACGAAGAAATGGAAGACATGGAAGATTTGCCTACTACAGTAAGTGCAGCTCTTTATACTCCATTGCGTCGTGATCGTGGTGCTCTTCTTTCTGCTGGTGTGAAATCGTCTTCTGCTATGGCGATTTTGGCTGGTAATCAATCCCTGGTTTAAATCATTATTAAAGGAAAAATGAAATGATCTACTTCCCTCTTTCTAAGTTTATCGACAGCTCTGAAGCCGTTGTTACTTCTGGCTTTAGCTTGGTTACTGAAGGCGCTGCGTTGGTTCGCTCTTCGACTTCGACTGCTCAAGGTGTGACGCTTTCTACTGGCTCCGGCACTTCTGAACTTTTTGCTGGTTTCGCAGTTGCTGGTCTCTCTGCTGCTCCTACTGTTCCTACGTACGGCGTGGCTGTTGAGACTTACACTGCTACTGCTACCTCGCTGAACACTGCTCTGCCGGGCGTTTCTGGTCAGTTGGTTATTTTGAATAACGGTCCTGTCGCTAATCCTTTGGCTGTTCCTGCTGCCCTTACTATTGACGGTACTTTGATCTCTGCTACCTTCAATGCTACTAACGTTACAATTGCTGGTACTACTGGCCTTACCGTCGGTAACAGCTACACTATCGTTTACAAGTATCTGTTGTCCATCTCTCAAGCTCGCGCAATTCAAGGTGACGTGCAACCTGGTGGCTACGCTGGTACAGCCGTTAACCAAATTGGTGTTGTTAAGCGTGGTACTATCTACACATCTGAATTCGACGCTTCTAAGAACTGGAACGTTGCTACTGCCATCAAGCTTAATGCTGCTGGTCAAATTACTGACCAAACTGGTACTGGTACTACCCTGGTTGGCGCCTACGTTATTGCTGTGCCTACCTCTACTGTACCTTACCTCGGTATTGAGTTCAGCGCAGTTTAATAAATCAATTAACTAATCTCAACTAGGAGAATACTAAATGCGTAATCAAGTTAGTCTTCGTGCTTCTAAAGCACCAATTTTGGCCACAGAACTGAAGTTTGCTAATTCCAACGAGCGTGCTGTTGGTGCTAATGGCGAACTGAATGCTTCGTCTAAACGTGATTTGCTGACTCAGCAATCCAAGTTCTTGCAAGCTGCTGCCTCTGGCAACATGCTGACCATTGACGCTGCTACCAGCCGCGAATTGGTTATGGCTGCTTTCAATGACAAAGAAGCTCACCGCGTTCTGGGCGAAAAGATTTCTGATGCTCTTTATCAGACCGCTAATCGTCAAGGTTTCATGCGTAAGTATCTGGCTAAGATTGACGTGCAGCAAGGTTCTATTCCTCGCTTCCCAGTTCGCACCAAGAACGTTACCGCTGTTTGGAGCACCAGCCCCACTAAGGTGGAAAGCCAAATCACTCGTGACAAATGGTTTACCCCAACTGAAATGACTGTTATTGCACGTCCTTTCATTCCCCAAGTTGAATTGAACCAATCTTCTGGTGACGTTCTCCAAGAGAAATTCATCGAAGGCGTGGAAGCTACGATGGTTGCAGAAGATCGTTTGTACTATAACCAATTGCAAACTTTGGTTGGTGTGGACAATCCTTTGACCATTATCTCTGGCCAGTTGACTCCTTACTTGCTGTCTACTGTTGTTACGCAAGTAACTCAGTGGGGCATGAAGGCTGCTAACTTGCTGTTGGCTGCTGACTTGTGGCAAGACATTACTGGTAATAGCGATTTCTTTAACGCTATCGATCCAGTTGCTCGTCATGAATTGTTGTTGACTGGTGAACTGGGCGTAATGTACGGCATGACCGTTACTTCCGACGCTTATCGTCATCCAGAGCACAAGGTTCTCGGCAAGGGTGAGTTCTACGTTATTGCTGACGCTCTTAACCATGGTGCTTACTCTGACCGTGGTGGTCTGCAGTCTACTCCTACTGACATCTCTATGGAAAAGATGCCAGGTCGCGGTTTTGCAATTCACGAATCTTTGGCAGTGTCGGTTGCTAACAGCCGTTCATTTGCTAAGGGCATTCGTTAATCTTTGAATTAGGCAGGCTGGTCGGTCAAGTTATTTTAACAGTAATACTTGACCTTCCAGTTTGTTCTTTTGAATAAACCTATATTTGGAGTAATACATGAAATACAATCGTGCTTTGGATTACACTGCATTGGC